CAGTTTACTGACATCAAAGAAAACTCTTGAGACCAGACCTGGTGCTGGATCATTCATATTCTCCAACTGTTCTACTATGTTTTTTGCTATATCTTCTCTTGCTGACATTATCTAATCAATCTACCTTTATAAAATGATTGTTTCTCACCGTCCGTGTATGTGCCTGATGAATCAAGGTCATAGTGGACGCCATCTTTCAATATTAGATCAAATTCCTCTTCAAACTTCGCCTTGTAAAAACCCATCTGTTCCCTGAATGAATCTCCATCAGGTTCAAATGTTGAAAGTTTAGGATAGATGTAATAGGCAAGAGTGTGATAGACCGCGGCCCTCGTGAACTGGCTTGAATTCAATCTGCTTGGTGATAGTTTCTCGCTACCTCCAATGACTGAAATATCATATCTTGTGTATCCAGTTGTAGGCCACCATTTTATATTCAGTAGTCTGATTATGTCGTCGTAAGTCTTCTCGTGCTGTGCTGACCAGTCTTGTATTCCATATTTCTTGATGTCTGGAACGTACTCTAACAGGTCCGTATCTGTCGCAAATTGTGCCATTTGTAAAAGTCCTTCTTTTAGTTTCTACAAGGTCCTACCTTGTGTATCAGTATTTATTGCGGAACTCCGCAGATGAGATTATCTCAACAGGCACATCAACCTTATCATCATTAACCACTACTATTTCGTTGTCCTGTGCCAATTGTTTCAAGAACTTCTTCTGTTGATTGTTGTACTTGCGTTGTTCTCCCTTGCCGTAATCAAAAACTGTTTTAAGATTAATCCCCCAATCACAACCTATGATGTATATGGGCTTCTTAGACAGTTTTGTCGCCAGCAGAACCGCAAGGCATCCGCTGTTGAGTCCTTGTATGTTGTCATCTCCAATGCGATTCCATTCGCCAGCGGTGGCGTAGTGAGGCCGTGTGTAGTACACCACGTTGTCTTCTTTTTGTATCTTGTTGATCACATCTGGATCATAGGCCACTACGAAATCAACAGGTCTAACACGCCTGATGTAATTGCAACCAATCTCAAGGCCTCGCTTGGGCAGGTCCAAGAATTGTCGCTGACTGTGTCCGTTGAACCAAACAATCATAGTCGTAAAAAAAAGGGGCCAATGTTGCCACGGCCCCTTTTAGAGATTAGTGAGGTATCAACTATTAAAGTTGATTGTCTCCTAATATTTTAACACCATAAGAGTCGTGTAGTTCTTTAACACCGTAAACAGTTGATGCTACCACTTCTTCCGCTCTTAATGATTCGTCCCTTTGTGTAGCGATTCTGATATTTTCGCCAACAGCAAGACCTAAAGCATCTCTTGAGAATACTGCGTTAGTCACTGAAGTCGCTGAATCTTCAACCACGTTAGATGATTCAAAGATATCAATACCAGCAATTCTACCCACATAACCTTCTCTCATCGCTTCGTTCTGTAAGATACCCGCGTTTGGATTAGTGAATGTGTTTGTTAATGTTTTCTTAACATTGTAGATCGCTTTTGGATGGAACACACCGTAGTATGGTCCTGGAACGGCATTTGATTTCAAAGTTGAATATGCTTTGAAAAGTAATTCAACAGTGATCTCGTCTTGGGCCGCACCCAAAGAGTTTGAAAAACCACTGAACAAACCAGTTAAGGCTTGGTCGTGTCTTTTCGCGATTGCTTCTCCAAAGATTCTACCAAGATCTGAAACAACATTACCTGTTGAGTAGTTTCTTGCCATATCTGTTAAGACAGTCATCGCACCTGCTTCCACAAGTGTGATATCTGCTTTGCTTGGAGTGATTGCGACATCAGTTGAAGTACCTGCTAAATCAGTTCCTTCAGCCACGTTTGCCGCAGAAGCAGTGCTGTATAGAGGAACCTGTAAAATTTTGCCTGCGTTTGCTGGAACTGTGAAAGTTCTAACAAGACCTGGCATAATTGCAGTTTCACTCGCAACGAACATCGCTTCTTGTACGATTGGCGCTATTTTGTTCGCCAATGTTGTTAGTGTAGTTTGAGCCATTTTTTGCTCTCCTTATTATTGTTAATGTTTAATAGCCTTGTGTCTTTCGCCACTCAGCATATTTCTTTCTGTGTTCTGGATTGTTCATATCCAGACTCTCAACATCAACTTGAGGAACACCTTCTGTGCCAGTGTTTGATTTAGATCCACCACCTGGTTGTCCCGCTTGAACAAAGTGTGGATTGGTGTTTAGGAATTCTGAAACCAACCCATCTATGTTAAGAGGATCACCATTGTCAGTGTATCTTGTTTGCCCTGTCTTGGGATCAACCACTTCAACCTCTCCTGCTTCTGACATCTTGATGTTTTCCCTAACCAGTCTCGCGACCTGTTCTGGATTCACCGCTTTCTTGGTTGATGCGGCATTTATAAGTGCACCATCCACCTTGATCTTTGTCAGTTCAGAAGTTAGTGTTGAAATCTTGTTGTTGAACTTGTCTGCGTTCTCCTTTAACAGTTTCTCAAACTCTGACTTCTCGTTGGCCTGGGAGATCTTTTGTTGTTCTTCCTGTGCCAAAAAGTTCTGGTATTTCTCAACGTCCACTTGACCAAACTTCTTCTCATACTTGGCTTCTGCTTTTCTTCTTACTTCAGCCGCCACAGCATCAATGTCTGCTTGAGTGTAGACTTTCGCGGGTTGATTGTCCGCTGTGTCCTGGATCGTGTTAGAGACTGTTTCAGTTGCCCCAGTGGCAGTTTGAACGTCTGGCGATGTTGATTCTTGACTCATCGTAGTCCTCCTATTGTTATGCGTGGCAGGATTACCACTATGTGTTTATTTATTAGTAAAACTGCTCAAACGAGTCTATGTCCCACTTCTCGTAGTATCCAGACTGTTTAAGTTTTTGTTGTGCTTGTTTCAGTTTTGCCATTCCCTGTATCATTACCAATGGTGCTTTGCCATAACTGAATGATACACCCTTATGTAGTCCATCGTTGTCTGGGTGGTCATACATTATGGCGTAGTTGGGATTGTGTTGGTGTGCCTTCTTGCAAAGGTTGGATAGTTTTCGTTCTGTTATCTCGTCAGTGAAATAAAGGATGACAATGTCCAGATGCAGAATATCAAAAAGGTCACAACAATGATCAATCTGAGATAGCACATCTTCTTTCGCCATTGAGATCTGTATCTTTCTATCTTCAAGTGTTCTTTTCGCAAAAGGACAGATTGTCGCTCCACTCGCCTTATGAGTTTTAGCAACAACCTGTCTGATCCATTTCTCAATGTCCTTACCTACGTCTGCCACTGGGTTTTCTTCTGCCAGACTTAGATCCTTTGTTCTTCTTCTTTTTCTTGTCCATTGTGATCCTCCTTAATCCTGTGCTTGGTTGGGAATTTCTCTGGTCTGCCCTCGTTCCTTGATGGTGCATAAAGGTCCAGTAATTCAACTCCCCTGGCGTGAGCCACCCTCTTCAACAACACACAGGCCTTCCTGGCTCGTGCGGCATTGGTCTTGCTTGGGTGTTTCATCAATTTGTCGTAGTGTGTGAAGTAGTCAAGACACAGTTGTTTCAATTGCCTGTGCCTGGCCGTCTCTTCTGGTAATCTGTAAAGTTTCCTAATCAAAATCTATCTGCTTCCAAGGTATTGCGATTCCATTGTGGTCTTGCACGGTCTCACCTGAATCTATGTAATTCGCTGATCCGTACCGTGTGTAGCCATTGCCTGAGGTCTTCTGCAGATACACTTGACAAGGCCTTACTGGTCTTCCGTTCACTGCGTACTTTTGGTGATTTGTCTGCTGACCTTTTCTTGATTTTATTCCTGCCATCTTCTATCTCCACGCCTTGATACTCCAATACGCAGGACTCAAAGATTTCTGTCCTTTTACTTTCTTTAGGATGCCGCCAAAACGGGCCAAGAAACTTTTCTTCCTTGCTGGTATGTTTTTCTTGATCCGCATATTGGGATCACCAAATCTCACTATCTGCACACGACCTGTTGACTTGTTGGTCACGTACACACCAAACTTCTTTGACTTGCCTGGTGTCCTGAATGGTTTATTGAGTGTTATCTTCCTGCCCTGGTACTCCGCCATCTGTTCCTCCAAAAAATCTTGCTATCTCAGGATGTAGGTTTAGGATGTCCTCGTTGCTCATTCCCTGCTCAATCATCTCTCTCATATGTGCTACCATACCTGCTGGATTGGTCATTGGGTCGTGCTGGCCATCATCTGCCACCTGATTCTGCATTTCTTCTAATTCATCTTCGTCTTTGGCCAATATCTCTATCGTCTTCTGATCAATTATTGATTTAACATTTGGAGTCGCGGCGGCTGAATCTCTTTGGGCACTCGCGGCTTTGTTGATTATGTCCATATCAAGGTTCTTGTCTCTGATATGGAATGCCATTGGGTATTTGATTTCTCCGTCCCAGGCCTCACCTTGCCATAGACTGAATAATCTGAAAATTTGTTCTTCCGCCAATTCTAAATTCTTTGCCTTCTCACACAGTTTGGCGTCAAGCATCAGGAACTCTGACTGCATCGCCACACCTGACATCTGTCTTGTCTCAATGGCCCTGATAGAACCCATATGTGCCATCCTGTCAATTGACTTCACAGTCTCGTCCATAGTTTTAAGTATGGCTTCAAGATTACCACCGTTGGGTTGTAGTAGGTATGGTTTAAGGTTTGGATCTAATTCTTCTGGCATATC